CCCGCAAGACGTTCCTCGAAGACACCGCCTCGATCGCCATCAGCCATCGCGCCGTCCGTCTCCGCGCTCTTCAGCGCATGGCAGACAAGGCAGAGAACCAAGGTAACATGGTGCTGGCGTCGAACCTCTTAGAACAGGCGGCTAAAGAGGTCGGTGACAGCTATAGCAATCGTCAGAAGGTCGACCACACGTCGAGCGATGGAAGCATGACGCCGAAAGCAGCCTCATTTGATCTGGCGAGCATGACGGATGAAGAGCTTGAAGCGTATCGAACTCTCGCTGCCGCCGCTGAACGAAATCGAACTAGAGCTTGAGCGGCGCGCTTGCCAGCGGTCATTTGCTGCCTTCGTCAAAAAGGCGTGGCATATTCTGGAGCCCGCAGCGGAGTTGCGTTGGGGCTGGTCTCTTGATGCTATATGCGAACATCTGCAGGCGGTACACGACGGCCATATTCTCAGCCTGTTGATGAATGTCCCGCCTGGCTGCATGAAGTCGCTGTTGACTGGCGTCCTTTTCCCGGCTTGGGAATGGGGGCCGGCTAAACGGCCAGATCTTCGCTTTCTGGGGACGTCACACAAACAGGACCTGGCGGTTCGCGATAACATGAAGTGCCGCCGGCTTATACAGTCGCGCTGGTATCAGGACCGTTGGCCGGTTGTTCTAACGGGAGATCAGAACGCAAAGACCAAATTCGAGAACGATAAGACCGGCTTCCGTGAGGCAATGGCGTTCACGTCTATGACAGGTTCTCGCGGTGATCGGGTTATCTTGGACGACCCGTTATCGGTGGATGATGCGAATTCCGATGCAACCCTGTTGGCGGCGGAAACGACGTTCACGGAGGCTTTGCCAACCCGACTGAACAATGAAAGTTCAGCGAAGATTGTAATCATGCAAAGGCTGCATGAGCGAGACACCTCTGGCATTATCTTCGCCAAGAAGCTTGATTATGTGCATCTCATGCTGCCGATGGAGTTTGATCCAGAGCGGCGCTGCACAACGATTATCGGATTCAGTGACCCGAGAACCGAGGAGGACGAGCTTCTTTTTCCTGAGCGTTTTAGTCGCCGACAGGTTGATGACCTCAAACGAACGATGGGTTCTTATGCGGTCGCTGGTCAATTCCAGCAGCGACCGGCGCCACGCTCTGGCGGTATGTTCCAGCGTGGCGACTTCGAGGTTGTCGAAGCGATCCCGGCCGGCGCGAGACGCTGCAGAGCCTGGGACTTCGCGGCATCCAAGCAGAAGCCCGGCAAGCAACCGGACTGGACCGTCGGTCTCGGCATGTCCTATGCCAATGGAACATTCTATATCGAGGATATCCGCCGCGGGCGCTGGTCGCCGGCTGAGGTCGAAAAGAACCTCAAGAACACGGCAACGCAGGACGGCGTCTTTGTGACCGTTCGGATGCCACAAGATCCAGGCGCCGCCGGCAAAGCGGATGCCGAAACAAAGATCAAGCTGCTCGCTGGGTTCGATGTGAAGGCTGTTGCCCCGACTGGCGACAAGGCGACACGCGCGAAACCAGCATCTGCCCAAGCGGAAGCCGGGAACGTCAAGCTTGTCCGCGCCGATTGGAATGAAGCGTTCCTTGATGAGATCTGCTCGTTCCCCAACGGGCAGTTTGATGACCAGGTCGATGCCTTCGCCGATGCGCTGAACGAGCTCGCATTGGGCAACATGGGGCCTGGCATGGCGCTCTACGAGCTGATGCGGCAACAAGCCGAGGGTGCCGGGAAAGAAGAGCCGGAAGCCATCGAGGCTGAACTCGCACCCGGATCGGTTGAACATGCACAGGCCATCATGGGCCGCTGAAAGGATAGCCGCCCATATGCCGACCCTTACTCCTGGCGCGGTGACGCAGTCATTGGCGCAGTTCAGCACCTATGCGACATTCCAGCCGTCCAGCGGATTGTTCTCGCCTGGTCTGCCGCCGATACCACCCGATCCGCAGCCGGTTCGCGTTCAGGACTTCCCGACTGGCGTCAACCTCAATTGGACGCCGCGTGCCTATGATCCGTTCGGGTTTCCAGCGCTGCGCAGCTTCTCCAACGTCGAGTTGGTTCGCCTCGCGATCGAAACCCGCAAGGACCAGATCGAACGCCTGGATTGGCGGGTGAAGAAGATCGGCGCCAAGCGTGCCGACAACAATGACCCTCGCATTCAGGAGGCTATGCGGTTTCTACGTAAGCCGGATGGGCAGCATCACTTTGCTGTCTGGCTTCGCATGATTGTCGAGGATCTGCTGGCACTTGATGCGCCAGCGATCGAGGTACGTCGAAACCGAGCCAGAAAGGTTATCGGGCTTGATGTTGTCGACGGAGCTTCAATCAAGGTTCTGGTTGATCAAAACGGGCGGCGGCCGCTCCCTCCTGATCCTGCCTATCAGCAGGTCATCAAGGGGAGGGTGTGGACAAACCTGACGACCGACGATCTGCTTTACCATCCGCGCAATCGGCGATCGAACCATATGTACGGGTTCGGGCCGGTCGAGCAGATCATCGTTACCATCAACACAGTCATGCAGCGCCAGGCCGCGCAGCTGGCGCACTTCACGGCCAGCAACATTCCGTCTGGTATCTTGAATGCGCCGAATGGCTGGACACCTCAGCAAATCAAGGATTTCCAAGATTGGTTTGATGCAGTACTTACGGGAAACACCCAAGACCGCAGCAAGCTGAAATGGGTTCCAGAGGGCACCAAGTATCAGGCCTTCAAGGATGCTCCAATTAAGGATGAATTCGACGAGTGGCTGGCCCGCATCGTCGCCTTTGCTTTCTCGCTGCCGCCGACGCCATTCGTCAAACAGATGAATCGGTCGACATCAGAGACCGATCAGGAGCGAGCGCAGGAGGAAGGCCTTGGGCCGCTCCTGATCTGGGCCAAGCGTCTGATGGATGATGTCATTCAGGAGCTTCTTGGGTTTTACGATCTGGAATTCGCTTGGGAGGTCGAGCGTGATGTCGATCCAGAAACGCAATCCAAGATCGACGACATGGATCTCCGCAACGGCTCCCGGACCATCAACCAGGTTCGATCGGATCGTGCCCCTCGTGATGACGGCCAACGGCTATGTCCCGCTGACGTCGTATCAGGACAGCCGAGACGACAAGGCAGCGAATGCAAAGGCGATGGCGGATGCCGTTGCCAACCCAGAAGATGAAACTGACCAACCTTCCGACGGCGAGAATGATGAGCCGCGCGCCGGTGATCCGGATTAAGCAGAGGATATCAACATGAAGTTTTTCGCCGCGATCTCGAAGGTCGAGGAAAACAATGATGGAACCTTGGCTGTCGAAGGCATCGCCTCTACGGAAGCCGTTGATTCCGATGGTGAAGTTGTGAAGGCAGCTGCGATTTCCGCCGCCCTTCCGGATTTCATGCGCTATGGCACTGGCAATCTTCGCGAGATGCATCAGCCGCTCGCCGCCGGGACGATCGACAAGGCCGATGTGGTCGAGGGAAAGACCGTCATTACTGCCACCGTCGTCGACCCGATCGCCATCACGAAGGTGAAGGCCGGCGTCTACAAGGGTTTTTCAATCGGCGGCAAGGTCACGGAGCGCGATGTCTTGAACAAGAAGGAAGTCACTGGCGTCAAGCTGGTAGAGATTTCTCTGGTGGACCGGCCGGCGAACCCTGAGGCGGTCATCAGCATGTGGAAGTTCGAGGATATTGATGATGATGGCGCGGCAGCAATCGTGAAAGTCGATGATGCCCCAATTGAAGTTCAGGGTTCCAGCCCGAACAAGGGTGACGACTTCGAACAGGTCTGGCGCTCATCGCGTGATGGAACCGTCCACCTGAAGAAGGCAGATCTGCTCGCCCATCATAAGGAACTTGACGACGCGGCCGCACTTTCCGTGTTGACCGGCGATGCCATGGGCAAGCTCGGCGCCATCGAGGATATGGCCAAGCGCGAGTTTTCTACCGAAGAACGCAAGGAAGATGCCAAGAGTGGGAAGGCGCTTCCTGATGGCTCATTTCCAATCGAGAATGATTCTGATCTCGAAAATGCAATCCATGCATATAGCCGCGCAAAGAACAAGGCGGCAGCCAAGCGACATATCATCCGTCGCGCCCGCGCCCTTGGTGCTACCGACAAGCTTCCCGATGGCTGGGTACGGACTACGAAGAAATTCGAAGAGGGTGCGGATCTGACGAAATCCGTGACCCTCTATGGTGTCGCGAACATGCTGCAGCTGCTTGCCTGCCTCGATGACGCTGAAGAGGTCTTCGAGATGAATGGCGGCTGGCCGGGTGCAGTGAACGCGCCGGCAGAACTCGCCGATCGGTTCGGCGCGCTCGTTGTGGAGCTTGGCGATCTATGCGCAGCGGCCCTCGATGTCATCGTTGCATCCATGTCAGATGAAGAGGCACAGGAAGCCTTGCAGCGCGGTGAATTGATGGTCGACATCACGAAAGCCGGCGCGCGGCACTCGCAGGCGGATATGGCCGACCTTCAAGCCGCTCACGATGCGCTAGTGAAGCTCGGGGCTGATTGCGGCATGGAAAAGGCCGAGCACACCCACGATCTGCACATGATCGGCGAGGGGGCTGAAACCCTGCAGAAGAGAGCCTATGACCAGATCTCGGCGCGCCTTGATGAGGTGCTGCCGCTCGTCAAGGGCCTCAAGGACGATAACGAGACGCTGATGAAGCGTATCAAGGAACTCGAAGATCAGCCGACGCCGGCCAAGACAGCTGGTTCTCATGCGATCTCGAAGGAACATGACACGATCGGCGCGGGTGCCGAACCGGTCATTACGAAGGCCGAAGTGCTTTCAATGTTGAATGAGCTTCCATCGGAGGAGAGGGCGCTTGCGCTCATCAAGATCGCTCACGGGAAGCCATTCACAATGACGCCTCGCGGCTAATCACCA